TGCCATAAATACAGCCTCCTGAATGAACGCCCGCACTCCCAAAAAGACAGACGCAGCCAAACGCAGCTACGAGCGGCAGAAGGCTCAAGGCGGGCAGTGGTCTAGGAACATCTCTGCCGCCGGCAGAGACATCGGCAGCATCCCGCCGGTCAAGGACGCCAAACGCCGCGACGCCTGCCGGTCGTCCTTCCGCCAGTTCTGCGAGGTCTACGGTGCCGAGTCATTCCCGCTGGCGTGGTCGCCGGATCACCTGACGGCTATTGCCAAGATTGAGGCGGCTGTGCTGCGTGGCGAGTTGTTTGCCTTCGCCATGCCTCGCGGCTCAGGTAAGAGCACGCTGTCGATCTGGGCGTGCCTGTGGGCCTGCCTCTACGGGCACCGCTCGTTTGTCATGCTCGTGGGCTCTGACCAAGCGATTGCCTGCCAGATGCTCGATACGCTCAAGAGTCACCTAGAGCAAAACGACCTGCTCGCCGAGGACTTCCCGGCGGCGTGCTATCCGGTGCGAGCGTTGGACGGCATCACGGCTCGCGTGCGTGGGCAGACTTGCGAGGGCGAGCCGACGCACATGGGATGGACGGCAGACAAGGTGACGCTGCCGTGGATCACTGGTGCCGCCTCGGCTGGTGCGGCTGTGCGTGTCGCTGGCATCACGGGTCGCATCCGTGGCGTCAGTCACACTCGACCGGACGGCAAGACGATCCGTCCTGACCTGTGTCTGATTGACGACCCACAGACAGACGAGTCATCTGCGTCGCCGTCGCAGGTCTCTACCCGCGAACGCATCCTAGCCGGTGCCATCCTCGGGCTCTCTGGACCGGGCAAGAAGATCGCAGGGCTGGCGACGATTACCGTCATCCGTCCTGACGACCTGGCCGACCGTCTGCTCGACAGGATGCGTCATCCGTCGTGGCAGGGCGAGCGGACGAAACTCGTCTACGAGTGGCCGACTGCGGATGAACTCTGGGGCCAGTACGCAGAGATGCGGCGTGAGGGTCAGCGTAGCGGCGAGGGCACAGGAGCCGCCGACGCTTTCTACGCTGCCAATCAGGCGACGATGGATGCCGGTTCTCGGGTGGCGTGGCCCGAGCGGAAACACGACGACGAACTCACGGCGATTCAGCATGCGTGGAACCTACGCATTGACCGTGGAGAATCGGCGTTCCAAGCCGAGTACCAAAACGCACCGCTGGCGGATGACATCTCGTCCGAGAAGCTCGACAAGCGGTCACTCGCTGCTCGTGCGTTGACGCTTCCGCGTGGGGCTGTGCCGCTGTCGCACCAGACGCTCACGGCGTTCATCGACGTGCAGGACAAACTTCTGTACTGGCTCGTCGCCTCGTGGGGCGAGTCGTTCGGCGGGCACGTCGTGGCCTACGGCACTTACCCTGACCAAGCCAGTACGTTCTTTGAAGCTAAGAACGCAAAGAAGACGCTAGCACTAGCCGCCAAGGGTGCCGGGTTCGAGGGTGCGTTATCCGCTGGCCTAGAGTCTCTGACGCAGATCCTTCTCGGCAAGGATTGGATGCGAGAGGACGACGTGCCCATGCGTGTGCGTCAGGTGCTCATAGACGCCAACTGGGGGCAGTCCACCGAGACGGTGCGGACGTTCTGCCGGCGGTCCACGTTTGCGGCGAGTCTGCTGCCGAGTCACGGCAAAGGCATCGGTGCGTCTGGCGGCTCGCTCACGGAGAAGAAGGGGCGAGGCGAGAAGATTGGTTTGAACTGGGTCATGAGGCAGACGGCGACTAGCCAGCGGTACGGTGTCTATGACACGAACTTCTGGAAGACGTTTTCGGCGGCTCGCCTGCGTCTAGCAATTGGCGATCCCGAGGCTATCACGCTCCACGCTGGCGAGCATGACATGCTGGTGGAGCATCTGACCAGCGAGTACCCGGTGCGGACTGAGGCACGCGGGCGAGTCGTGGACGAGTGGAAGCTAGACAACCGCCGCGAGAATCATTGGTGGGACTGTCTCGTGGGCTCTGCCGTCGCGGCGTCGATTGCTGGCGTGCATCCCGTGGCGACCGAGGCGGGTGGCAGGCAGCGGAAGAAGGTGACAATCCCGAGCGGGCCGAATGGCAAGAAGGTCATCCAGTTGAAAAGGCTGAAATGAATCAGATCACCCTCGCAACCATCGACGGTCTCGAGCCTCGGGACATGCTCGCTATCCGCTCGAGGCTAACCAAGCAGGGCAGCGAGTTTCAGCTTGAGGTTGCCCAAGTGCTTGAGGGTGACGCAAGCAGCTGCACGCCGGTCGCCGTCTGGCACGCTGATGGTGCCATGATCGCTTGGGCGTGCTCGCACGTTTGGCGTGGCATGCAGACGCTTGAGCAGTACGTCGAGGAACGCTATCGGCAGACAGGCAAGGCGACGGCGTTGACTTCGTTCATGCTGTCTGTGCCGGTTATCGACGCAGCCAAGCCGCTGGCGGTGTTCTCACCTTTCACGGCAGACATCGCCCGCAAGCTAGGCGTGGCAGACGTCGTGCTCTTTGAGCGGCGCGGCTCTGAGTGGGTCGAAGTCTGACGGCATACCCGGTCTGTGATTGCCGGTGCTTCCCGTAGCGTTGCTCGCATGAGCGACGAACTACGCGCAAAGATTGCCGAGACGGCATCCGGTCCCAAGCGGGTCCGCACCGACGCAGGCGAAGTTGAGGCACAGGATGTCGCCTCAATGATTGAGGCTGACAAGTACCTCGCGGCGAAGGCTGCGAGTGCAGGCACGAATGCGCGGCGTGGTCTGCGGTTCAACAAGCTGATCCCTCCAGGGACGATCTAAGTGGGGATGCTCGGCAACCTGTTCACGCGAGGCAACAGACCGCAGCCTGCGGCTATGCCCGTGCGTGTCCGTGCCAAGTTTGACGCTGCCGAGAGCCAAGACGACCGGCGGCACTGGGCAAACGCTGACGCCTTCGCTGCGGATGCGGCACTCTCGCCGATGAAGCGGCGCGAGATGCGGAACCGTGCTCGCTACGAGCGTGCCAACAACTCGTGGCTCGCTGGCATCTCGTCCACGCTCGCCAATGACTTGGTAGGCACTGGTCCGCGTCTTCAGTTGCAGTTTGGCGACGACGAAAGCGCACGGGCGATCGAAAAGCTGTTCTTCGACTGGGGCTGGCAGATCGACCTTCCGGCGAAGCTGCGGACGATGCGTGAGGCTTTGGTCGTGGACGGCGAAGCGTTCTCGCTGATGATTTCCAATCCTCGCCTGCCTGGCGTTCAGCTTGACCTGCGGCTTGTGGAAGCCGAGATGGTCGCCACGCCTACGGAACTGATGAGCGAGACGATCACGCCAGACGGCTCGACTGTTGACGGCATGGAGTTTGACGCCGTCGGCAACGTCGTTGCCTATCAAGTTCTCAACTTCCATCCCGGCAGCAATTTCCGCGTCAACACTTTGCAATTCCAGCGCGTGCCTGCTGCCCAGATGGTGCATTGGTTCCGGCCTATCCGGCCCGGTCAGCACCGTGGGTATCCAGAGGTGGCACCGGCTCTGCGGTTGTTTGGTCAGCTTCGCCGCTACACCGAGGCGGTTGTTGCTGCTGCTGAGACTGCCGCCGACTTCGCTGGCTTCCTGCGGACGAACTCGCCTGCCGCCGAGATTGACGAGGTCGAAGCGTTCGCGGAAATGCCGATTGAGAAGCGGACGATGGTCACGCTGCCAGACGGCTGGACGTTCGAGCAGCTGAAGGCAGAGCAGCCTACGACGCAGTTCCCGTCGTTCGTGCGTCAGATTCTCGGCGAGTTGGGTCGCTGCATGAATCTGCCATTCAACGTCTGTGCTCTCGACTCGTCGTCATACAACTATGCGAGCGGTCGCATGGACCACCAAATCTACGCGACGACCCAGCGGGTCATGCGTGACGATCTTGAGCGTGTGATGCTTGACCGTCTGCTTGCGGCGTGGGTCAACGAAGCCACGCTTGCGGGTGTGCTGCCGGAAGGCGTGCCGCCGTTCAGCGAGTGGGATTGGTCGTGGCAGTGGGATGGCAAAGAGCACGTTGACCCGTCCAAGGAAGCCAACGCTGCCGAAACTCGGCTGCGAACGCACACGACCACTCTGGCTGCTGAGTACGCCAAGGCTGGCAAGCAGTGGGACGTGGAACTGCGTCAGCGAGCCGCCGAGGTGGCGCTGATGAAGGAACTCAACCTCTTCGTTGACTTCGCGCCGGAAGTGAACTACGGCGGAACGCTTGACGAGAACGGCGAACCAATGGGGGCCGAATGAACGCAATCAAACTGGATTCTGGCGTGACGTTTCTGCAAGCTGCCGAAGGCGATTCGGCACCGGCTGGCAAGAAGTTTCGCATCGTCGCCTACACGGGTGCTCCTATCCGTCAGGGCTGGAGCCGCGAGCCGGTCGTGATCGACATGGCTGGGATGCAACTTCCGGCGACTGTGCCCGTGGTGGTCGGTCACGACTACGCACTTGGTTCAATCGTCGGGCAGGGTCGCCCGTTCATCGAAGCTGGGCAGATCATCGTTGAGGGCGAGATCCTCGCCGACAACGAGAACGCACGGCAGGTCGCCGCTCTTGGTGCCGCTGGCTACCAGTTCCAGGCGAGCGTGGGTGCCGATGTCCGCAGGCACCAGAAGATCGACGCCGAAGGCGTCACCACCGTCAACGGCACTGCCCACATCGGGCCGGTGCGAGTCGTCAAAGCCTCATCGCTGCGTGAGGTTTCGTTTGTCACCTTGGGCGCTGATGCAGCTACCAGCGTCGCCATCGCGGCTGAAGCCGACGAGGAGTTTTCTATGGCGGACAACGCCAACCAGACGCCCACCGAAGAGCCGGTCACGGCTGCGGTGGAAGCCACGGCGAGTGTCGCCGTGGAGACCAAGCCCGAAGTCGATCACGCCGAAGTGATCGCGTCCCTCACGCAGAAAGTTTCCAACATGGAAAAGCTCCTTGCGACCCGCGACGAGCGGCCTGCGGCTCCTGCCATCCACATGGCGCAGCCGACCAGCCGCAGCCCCGAAGTGATTGAGGCAGCGTTCGCCCTCCAGGGCAACCTGCCGAATGTGGAGAAGCAGTACGACGCCAAGACCCTCGAAGCCGCTGGCAAGATTCAGCGGACGACGAGCCTCGGCGAAGTTCTGCTCTCGGCTGCTGAGGAAGGCGGCTACACCGGCTCGCGTCGGATTTCCGCTGCGACCCTGCGTCCGATCCTCGCTGCTGCTTGGGCGACCCACAGCATCAGCGGCATCCTGTCGGCGACCGTCAACAAGTTCCTGCTCGCCGGCTTCAACGGCGTCGAGTCCTCGTGGCGGTCGATCTCGTCTGTTCGCAGCGTGAACGACTTCAAGGCGCTGACGAGCTACCGGCTCAACGGCGGCATGAAGTTTGAGAAGGTCGCCCCTGGCGGCGAACTCAAGAACGCTGCTGTCAGCGACGAGTCGCGGACGATCTCGGCAGAGACCTACGGCATCATGACGAGTGTCACTCGCAATGACCTCATCAACGATGACCTCGGTGCTCTGACTGCGGTGCCGCAGCGGATCGGTCGTGGTGGTGCTCTGAAGCTGAATGACGTCTTCTGGGCTTCGTTCCAAGACGATTCGACGTTCTTCACCACGGGTCGTGGCAACAAGAAGACCACGGCGGGTGCTCTCTCCTTGAGCAACCTCAAGGCGATTGCCACGCTGTTCCGCAAGCTCAAAGACCCCGATGGCAACCCGGTTGCCGTTGAGCCTCGCGTGCTGCTCGTGCCGTCCGACATCGAACTGTCGGCTGCGGAGATCATGGGCTCGGCGTTGCTGGTTGGCGGCTCGTCCGCTGGCCCCAACGTGAACGTGCTCGCCGGTCGGTATCAGGTCGTCTCGACCAGCTACCTGTCCAGCGCCGAGGACTACTACCTGCTTGCCTCGCCGGCTGACATGCCGGTGATGGAAGTGGCGTTCCTCAACGGCGTGCAGTCTCCCATCGTTGAGACGGCGGAAGCCGACTTCAACACGCTGGGCGTGCAGATGCGTGGCTACTTCGACTTTGGCGTTGCCAAGGCCGAGTACCTCGCCGGCGTGAAGGCTGACGCTTCGTGACCTGACGACAAACCGTGACCGCCGGGCGGGAGCCCAAGCCCGCCCGGCGGCATGATTCCAACCAACCCATTTCTCAGAAAGCAGGTGATCCTAATGGCTTCTTATTCTCAGGCTGGCTGTCTCATCGACTACACGCCTTCGGCTGCTGTTGCCGCTGGCGATGTCGTCCTTCTCGCTGATCTCGTGACCGTGGCCCCTCGTGCAATCGCCGCCAACGCGCTGGGTGCGGTGTCGGTTGATGGCGTGTGGAGCATCGCCAAGGCTTCGGGCGCTGTGTCGCAGGGTGCGCTTCTCTACTGGGATGCCACCAACAGCGTCGTCACCACGACTGCCAGCACGCACAAGCGGGCGGGCAAGGCCGCTGCTGCGGCTGCGTCGGGCGATGCGTCGGTGATGGTCATCCTCAACGTCGGCTGAGTTCTCGTCCCACTGCAAGCCGCCGGCGGCAGCGTTTCATCCTTTCCGCGCCGCCGGCGGTCTTGTAGTCAGAGGTGCATATGTCCGATCTACTCGCCAGCGGTGCAGCGTGGCTCGCCGGTCAGTTGTCGGCGAGTGCGTCGCGGTCTGTCCGCTACTCTCGCGGGGCTGACTACGGCACAGTCAGTGCCACGATTGGCACAAGCCGCTTTGAGTCGCAGGGCACCAGCGGCGTGGTAGAGCAGTGGGAGTCGCGTGACTTCGTCATCAAGGCAGGCACGCTGCCGTTTGGCGAGCCGCTGCGGCATGACAAGATTGTTGACACGATCAACGGCGTGGACATCACGTACGAAGTGACCAGCCCGCGTGGCGTCCCCGTGTTTCATTACGGCGACGCATTCCGGCAGACGGTGCGTGTTCACACGATTGCCACTGCCGAGGCAGCACAGGTCGCTCCGACGCTCAGGCGTCGATTCTGGGGCTCGTTCGCTGCCACGACCATCACTGACGCTCAGATCGTCGCAAGCCTCGCTAATGACCTCGGAGGCTCTCGGGCACAGTCGAGGACGATTACCGCACAGACTGCGTATATCTACGTCGTCCTGCCGACGAGTTTCGGCGTACCGACGTTTGCAGTCAGCGGACTGACGTCGTCCGCCTGGGAGACGACGACGAGGACAATCACGTTCGCTGGGCAGGCTGCGGCAAGCTACGGCATCTATCGCACCACGTATCCGATCACTGGCACAGTCAACCTCGTGGTCACATGACGTATGTCAAGCATCAAGGGCACCAACGTACTCGCGCCGGTCGTGCCATTCGACACGACGGATGCACACGCCTCGCACGAGGCGCGGTACGGCAAGGGCGGATACCGCAGCGTGGCCGACATCGCCGAGAGAGACGCGATTCCGGCTCTGAGGCGGGAAGCCGGAATGCTGGTGCTGACGCTCTCGGACGGCATCGTGTGGCGACTCAATAACAACTTAACGACATGGACTGACAACAACCTCACCACAAGCCTCGACGGCGGGAATTTTTGAACATGAGCAACACGATTCGCATCAAGCGGCGTAACGCATCCGGTGCAGCTGGGGCACCGTCGAGTCTCCAGCAGGCAGAGCTTGCCTTCAATGAGGCAGACTCGACGCTCTACGTTGGCGTCGGCACTGGTGGTGCTGGCGGTTCAGCAACGACCATCGCAGCCATTGGCGGCAGCGGGACGTTTGCGACGAAGGCGTACGTGACATCTGCTGTCGCTGCCGTTGACGTCTCGTCACAGCTGTCCAGCTATCTCACCACGGCAAATGCTGCTAGCACGTATCTCAGCCAGAGTGCGGCAGCGTCCACGTATGCGACGCAGAGCTACGTAGCAACGCAGATCTCGGACGTGATCGGAGCCGCACCGACGGCACTGAATACCCTGAAGGAATTGGCTGACGCTCTCGGGTCTGACGCTTCCTTCTCGGCTACCGTCACGACGAGCCTTGGCACGAAGGCGGACAGGACGCTGTCGAATCTCACAGACGCCTTGGCGGCCCGCACGAATCTTGGGCTAGGCTCAATCGCCACCCAAGCTGCAAGCAACGTGACAATCAGCGGCGGCAGCATCACCGGCATTGACCTCTCAGGCGGCACGTTCTAAGCGATGTCGAACACCGTACGCATACTCCGAAGCACCACGGCAGGCAACGTGCCGTCGTCTCTCGTCAGCGGTCAGATCGCTGTCAACGAGGCAGACGGCAAACTGTTCTACAGGGCAGTCAACGGAACCGTCACGCAGTTTGCGTCTGGTGGTGGATCGTCACTGTCAGTGCATGCGAGCGCGTCGGCGTTCCCCGCGACTGGGTCAGAAACGACGCTGTACCTAGACGAGAGTAACTCTCGGATATTCCAGTGGGAATCGCCCGTCTACGTGGAGGTCGGCGTCTCGGGTGGTGGTGGCAGTGCGGCGGTAGATAACTCAATACATCCGTTTTTGCTGATGGGAGGCTGACGTATGCCACAGGCTCACAAAGTTCTCGGGCAATCCAATCCGGCAGCCACTACGCTGACAACGCTCTACACGGTGCCATCGGCAACGCAGGCAGTCGTCAGCACTATCACGATCTGCAATCTTGCCAGCAGTGCCACGACCTACCGGATCGCCGTGCGGCCTGCGGGGGCGTCAATCGCCAATCAGCACTACGTCGCATACGACGCGGCTCTGCCGGCAAACGACACGGCAACGCTCACGCTCGGTGTGGCTCTCGCCGCTACTGATGTGGTCTCGGTATACGCCGCGTCTGCAAACGTGGCGTTCCATGCCTACGGTGTGGAGATCACATGACGCAGCGATACGCCTCCACGTCGTTGGCGAGTGCCTCGCGGCTGCGTGCTGGAATTAGCCGCATCGTAAACGTCTTGGTTGTCGGCGGCGGCGGCGGCGGCGGCTTTATGGGTGGAGGCGGCGGCGGCGGCGGTTGGCAGGAACAGCAGATTGGCATCACGCTGGGCACTAGCTACAGCGTCAGCATCGGTGCCGGCGGTGCGGCGTCGTCCTCTATCGACACTCGCGCCGCACTCGGATCACCGTCAAGCTTCGGCGGCATCATTAGCGTCGGCGGCGGATTCGGTGGGACACGTTCCGTAAATTCTGGAACAAACCAACGAGACGGCATGGGCTTTGTTGGCGGATCTGGTGGCGGCTCTTACGCAAACCTTGTTGCTGGTGCCACCGTTGGCCAGGGCAACGCTGGAGCCGTTGGTTTCAGTGCCAACTACAGCGGCGGCGGAGGCGGCGCGGCGGCGGCAGGATCTGTCGGTGTGTCCAATCGCGGCGGTGCTGGCGGCGCGGGCAAGGCGTCGTCGCTCACGACAGGATCGACATACGCAGGCGGCGGCGGTGGTGGCACTGCCATCGGCAGCACAGCGGCTGTTGGCGGCTCTGGTGGCGGCGGCAACGGCGGCACGGCAACCTCGACTACTGGCGTTGCGGGCTCTCTCAACACTGGCGGCGGCGGCGGCGGGGGCGGTTCCTCGGGTGCTGGTGGGGCTGGCGGCTCTGGCGTCGTCATCTTGCGATTTAGCGCGGCTCTCGGAGTCACAATCTCAGCGGGTCTCGCATCCTCTATCACGTTTTCAGGGGGTGACGAAATCGTGACTATCACGGGAGGCACCGGCACGGTGACGTTTTTTTAATGGCGCACTACGCATTTCTCGACGAGCAGAACATCGTCACCGAGGTAATCGTCGGACGCGACGAAAACGAAGGCGTCGATTGGGAGAAGCACTACGCCGAGATGCGCGGGCAACGGTGTCTACGCACGAGCTATCACACGCAAGCAGGACAGCACCGCGACGGCGGCGCGCCGTTCCGGCTGAACTACGCTGGCATAGGCTACGAGTACCGAGAGGACATTGACGCCTTCGTGCCGCCTTGCCCAGGCGAGGGATGGGTGCTGGACGAGGAGACGGGAACGTGGGTGCAGGCATAGCCGGTCGCTGTGCTGCTCGTCGCCGTGACAATGCCAGCCACGAGGTGCCGCGATGTCCAACGTCTTCTCTTTGCTGCCAGGCCAACTTGACGTCACTTTCGTGGTGGGCGACGAGGTCAATATCGCCATGAACCTAGGGCAGTCGATCACTGGCTACACGCTGCAATCGGGCATCTATGTGGCAAGTGTTGGCGGCTTTCAGGGCGGCGGCGGCGGCACTGTGTCTACGGTTGGCACAACTGCTGCAACGCCGACGATCCAGGTCGTGACAGCGTCCACAGGGTCAGTTATCTGGAGTCTCACCGAAACGCAGACGGCAGCGTTGAGCCCTGCAATCAAGTACCTCTGGTTTCTGCGATGGATCACACCTAGCACGACGATGACTAGGACGATCCTCGCGGGATCGTGCATTCCGAGGGCACCCGGCGCATGAGTGAGATTTCCGTCACAGTCGTCGGCTCAACGACGATCAATCCGACTGTCGGCAACGGCGACACGGTCAACGTCACGGTCAATCCTAGCGGCGAGCGTGGCCCTAGTGGGACGCAGGGAGTTGCTGGGCCTGCCAACTCCCTCGCCATAGGAACCGTTACTAGCGGTGCTTCTGCGTCGGCAACGATCACCGGCGTGGCCCCGTCGCAGACGCTCAATCTTGTACTGCCTGTAGGTGCCACGGGAGCCACGGGCGGCGTTGGTGCCACGGGCGGCGTTGGGGATACTGGGCCTGCTAACTCGCTCAGTATCGGTACGGTTGCGAGCGGATCGTCAGCCAGCGCCACGATCACGGGAGCAGCACCGTCGCAGACTTTGAATCTGGTGCTCCCCGTCGGAGCCACGGGCGCAACCGGAGCCGCTGGCCCAGCTGGCCCGCCGGTCAACCTCGCGGACGAGACACCGCAGCCGCTCGGGACGGCGTCCGCCGGGACGGCACTGACTGCGGCGCGGGCAGACCACGTCCACGCGGTTGGCTCAATCACCTATTCGTCGCTCTCTGGAATACCAAGCACATTCGCTCCCTCTGCCCACGTTCACGCCGTGAGCGACGTCACTGGCTTGCAGACTGCGTTGGACGGCAAGCAGGCGGCAGGCACTTACGCCACGCTGGTAAACAACCTCGTTCCGTCCGCTAATCTCCCGTCATTCGTTGACGACGTGGTGGACGTTGGCGGAACGCTGCCAGCCAGCGGCGACGTTGGGAAAATCTACGTCGTATCAACGGGTGCAAATACCAACAAAATTTACCGATGGTCTGGCTCTGCGTTCATTGAAATCTCGCCGTCTCCTGGCTCGACGGACAGCGTGACCGAGGGCAGCGTCAACCTTTACCACACGACTGTCCGCGCTGCGGCGGCGGCACCTGTGCAGAGCGTGGCAGGTCGCACGGGCGACGTGACCCTCGCCCAGCTTGGCAGTTCCGGCACCGCGTCAGCCTCGACGTTCCTGCGAGGTGACGGTGTGTGGTCTGCGGCGGGTGGCCTTGGCGCAGACGACGACATCGACGGCGGTTGGTTTTACGGCACCAGCGGCCTGTCACGGTCGATCACGATCACGTCGCCACCGACGAACCAGACGGCAAGTAGTGGTGCGGCGACGTTCGCGGTGACTGCGATTGCAGAGCCGAGCGGCACGTTGAGCTATCAGTGGCAGAAGAGCGATTCGGCGGGTTTCGCTGCCACGCAGAGGACGCTGCCTACGAGTGCGAACTGGTACAGCGTTGCATACGGTAACAGCACGTTTGCCGCCGTGGCTGTTGGTGCAGTCGCAGCCACCAGCACCGATGGAATCGCTTGGACTCAGCGGACGCTGCCTGCGAGCGCGGATTGGTACAGTGTCGTTTACGGTGGCGGAACATTTGTAGCGTTGGCGTATCTCAGCAGTACCGCAGCGACAAGCACTGACGGAATTACATGGACGCAGCGGACGCTGCCTGCGAACGCGGCGTGGATGCACGTTACCTACGGCGGCGGCACATTCGTCGCAGTCGCTGGCGGTATCGCGGCGACTAGCACTGACGGAATTACATGGACGCAGCGGACGCTGCCTGCGAACGCGGGGTGGACGCACGTTACCTACGGCGGCGGCACATTCGTCGCAGTCGCTAACGGCTACAGTCTCGCAGCGACTAGCACTGACGGAATTACATGGACGGTGAGGACGCTGCCAGCGATCGCGAACTGGCAAAGCGTCACGCATGGCAACGGCACGTTTGTCGCTGTGGTTTTCGGTAGCGCAGTCGCGGCTACGAGCCCTGACGGCATCACTTGGACGCAGCGGACGCTGCCTGTAGCCACAAGCTGGACTAGCGTCACCTATGGAGGCGGCACATTTGTCGCAGTAGCCGCTAGCGGCAACATCGCAGCGACAAGCACTGACGGCATCTCATGGACGCAGAGGACGCTGCCTGCAACCGCAAGCTGGCAGGCCGTCGCCTACGGCGGCAGCACGTTCGCCACTGTGGCGTACAACAGCAGCATCGCAGCGACGATCACACTCTCAGGTCAGTCTGATTTTGCCAACGTCTCCGGTGCGACATCATCCACGCTCGCCCTGACCGGCTTGACAAGTAACGCCGACCACCTCGACCGCTTCCGCGTAGTCGTGTCGGCAGCGAATGCGTCGAGCGTGACGAGCCAGCCCGCAACACTCACGGTGTCGTGACATGCCAAACCGCCAAAAAGTAAAGCGAAGCTATACCGCTGGCGTCACGCCAACTGCGGCAGAGCTTGGGTCGCATGAGTTCGCCGTCAATTGGGCTGACGGCATCGTGTTTGTCAAAGCGGCTGACGGCTCGGTTCAGTCGGTGACGCTAGGCGGTGGTGGCGGCGGCAGTGGCGGCTCAAGCGGCGGCGGCGGCTCCGCGAACATCGTTGAGGCATCGACGGCGGCGGGCTTCCCGGCAGTGGGTAGTGTCGGCACCTTGTACCACGCGACTGATGTGCGTCGAATCTTTTTCTGGGACGCAAGCGGCGTCTACGTTGAGGCAGGAACGTCTGGCGGTGGTGGTAGCGGTAGCTCGTTCACGCTCGCCGCCGCAACGGCAAGCGAGCTTGGTGGTGTCAAGGTTGGTTCGGGCCTGACAATCAGCGACGGGGTGCTTTCTGCAACTGGCGACTCGGTGCTGCGTGCGCTGTTCGTTCCCGGTGCACCGACGAGCGTCACTGCGACGGCTGGCGATGCACAGGCGACCGTTTCATGGACGGCACCCGCTGTCCTATCGCAAACGCCGATTACTGGGTACGTTGTCGAATGGACCCCATCGGGTGGATCGGCATCCACCGTCAGCACCGGATCAACAAGCACCAGTTACACAAAGACGGCACTAGCTAACGGCACGTCGGTCACTTTCCGTGTCGCGGCCGTGAACGCGCTCGGCCAAGGTGCGTGGTCGACGGCGAGCAGTGCGGCAACGCCAACCGCACCCGGCGTGATCGATTACCTAGTCATCGCTGGCGGCGGCGGCGGCGGATACAATCACGGCGGCGGCGGCGGCGGCGCAGGCGGCTACCTTGAAGCCGCGTCCGTGACGGTAAACTCCGGTCAGGCGTACACGGTCATCGTGGGCGGCGGTGCGCCGCCTGCACCGATTACAGAGGGAATCGGGGCAAGCGGCGGCAATTCGTCGTTCCTCGCCGCGTTGGCATACGGGGGCGGGTCTGGCGCAAGGTCAGGCTTCGCCGCTGGAAACGGCGGTTCTGGTGGCGGCTCGTCTGGTAACTACATCGACGGCGAGGGTTCTGGCGTCAGTGGTCAGGGTTATGCCGGTGCCAAGGGAAGCCCAGCCAATTATTGGAATGAGAGTCTTCGCGGCGGCGGCGGCGGCGGCGCAGGTGCCGCTGCACCGACCCTCGCCAATGGTGCCAGCGGGCACGGTGGAGCGGGGCGGTCTAGCAGCATTACCGGCTCTGCGGTCTATCGCGCTGGAGGTGGCGGCGGCAGCAGCCAGCAAGGCGTTGCCGCCGGATCGGGCGGATCGGGCGGCGGCGGCGACGGTAACTCGGCGCAATGGGGGTATGGCGGCAGCGGCGGCGTCAACACCGGATCGGGCGGCGGCGGCGGCGGCGGCAATGGCAGTTACTCAGAGTTCGGCGGCACCGGCGGTTCTGGCGTCGTGATCATTCGCACGCTGGCAGCAGCAGCAGCAACCACCGGATCGCCAACGGTCACGACTAGTGGTAGCTACACGATCTACACATTCACGGGCAGCGGGAGCATCACGTTCTAGTCATGGCACACTTCGCACAACTCAACGACGAAAACGTGGTGACACAGGTGATCGTCGTCGCCAACGCGGAATTGATCGACAACGGCGTGGAGAGCGAGGCAAAGGGCATCGCTTTCTGCGAGTCGTTGCTCGGCGGGAGATGGGTGCAGACCAGCTACAGCGGCAGCATCCGCAAGCGGTTCGCAGGAATCGGCTATCGGTATGAAGCGGATGCGGACGTTTTTGTCTCGCAGAGGCCGTTTCCGTCATGGTCGCTCGACGCGAATCACGATTGGCAAGCACCGACTCCGATGCCGACGGATGAAAAACAATACTCATGGGACGAGCCAACGCTTGCGTGGGTCGAAATCGAAGGGGAAAACTAAGTCATGCCATTCTCATTCCCATCCAACCCTTCAGTGGGTGCGACGTCAACTCAAAACGGGCGAGAGTACCGCTACGCTGGCAGCAACACTTGGGAACTCGTCGCTGCGAGCGGCGGCTCTGGCCTGTCGTGGTCATCCGTGCCAGCCTCAGCGACGGCGAGCGGGACGGCGGGGCGGATAGCGTATGACTCGTCTGGGTATTTCTACGTTTGCACGGCTCCGAATACGTGGGTACGTACAGCGTTGAGTACGTGGGACTCTGACGCCACTGCGTTCCTGACAGCGGCGGGCATCACGGACGCAACACAGTCATCTGCTATAGGGACGCTCGTCGGATCGCTGAAGAGCGCGGGCGTCTGGTCAAAAATGCGCGCGATTTACCCGTTCATCGGCGGCACGGCATCGACTCACAAATGGAACCTCAAAGACCCGCGAGACTTGGACGCCGCCTATCGACTGGCGTTTTCAGGCAACTGGACGCACTCCGCAACGGGGGCCACTCCAGATGGCAGCACGGCATATGCCAATACGTTCGCCGTGCCATCCACGTTTTTTAGCGACTACACAGGCGCATACGGCCTGTATCTGCGCACAAACCCAGCATCTTCGACTGGGTATCGAGTGGACATGGGTGCTCAGTTTTTCTCCGACCCAACGAGCAACCGATTTCTCCAGCATATTGGATCAACCGACGGCAATTCGTACTACGACTGGCGGAATCGCGTAACAGTTGCCACGTCGACCGTCGGTAGTGTAACTGGGTTCCATGTCGTCTCGCGGACAAGCACTTCGCTGATGACGGTCTACCGAAACGGCAATTCAGTGGCGTCCGGGGCATCGTCGGACATCACCACCGACCTACCAAACCGCCCGCTCTACATAGGCGCACAGAACCATACCGATGGCCCAAGCTTGCACTCAAACCGCGAGCAGTCATTTGTGTTCCTGTCGGAATCTCTGTCTGGCTCGGAAGTAACTGCCGTCAATTCCGCCGTGCAGGCGTTCCAGACAACTCTCAGCAGGAACGTCTAGTGAGAGACTCCATCTTCCTCGCTGCTCTCATCACGTTCTCGCTTGCAGCGGGCGTGATGGCGGCACGCACTACGGCGGCGTTCATGCGATGGGCTGTCCAGCGAACACTAGCAGTGGAGTGGTGAGATGAGCAGCGTCCTTCGCACTATCGCCGACAGCCTCGCCACGGGCTTAGATTCCGTGACGTGGGAGATTCCGTCAACCACGGTCGAGCGTCGCAACTGGGCGAACATTGACGTAGACGCCATGAGCGTGCCCCGCGTGTTCGTCGTGCCTGGCAATGCTGACGTGTCACGCATCAGCCGCCAAGTGATGCAAGTCGATTACACCGTCACAGTCTTCGTCGGGCGTCACGTCACGACTGACGCTGAAGTGGATGGCATGCTTGACCTGGCTGACAGCGTCATGCTCTACGTGCGTGCCCATTCGTTCGGGCAAGCGGTAACGTGGCCGGCTGGCGTGACCAGCCCGCAGACGGTCAGCATCGACTTAAATCCCGACGACGCACTGACGGAGCGGAACGTCTGGCGTGCCGTGATCACGGCGACGTATCGAGTGTTCGAGACGAACGTGCTGCCGACTGTCTAGGAGGCTGCTATGCCGTCGATGCTTTCTGGCATGAGTCGGGCGTTTATCCGTCCCGGCATGGTCGGCGGCAATCGCCGCGAGATGTCTGCGGCGACTCTCGGAAGGCTCCAGCTGCGGGCGAGCATTCGCGGCAACTTCTTTGACAAGCCCAAGGCCACAAGGCTAATCGGCAAGATGAACGCAAGAGTGTTGTCCTTGCTTGGCAGAGACATCATGCAAGAGGCGAAGAAGGGCATCGGCCAGACTAGGCCGAGGACATCAGCGGCAGCGAGAAAGCGTCTGGGGCGCGGAAAGCCAGTGGAGTTTGTCGGTGGTCTGTATTTGGACATTACTGCGTACGGGTCGGGAGAGCCAAGGGCAGCAGGAAATCCAATCAAGTCTTGGGCTCCAAAGAGGTGGTTTTACAAAGACATCATTTACCAGCTTGATCCTGCCCGCATGACGGCTGTGATTGGCACGTACAAGACGAAGCCCTGGCTGGCACAGCTGCACCAGATGGGCGGCACGGTGAAGCAGACGGCGTGGCGTATCGGCGTCGGTGCTGCAAGGAATGCGTACCTACGAAAGCAGGCAGGCAGGAGCGGTGCCGGTCGTGACGCCAGCGGTCGCTTCACCAAGGGACAAAGCCTCGGTCCGCAGAGGAACCAGTACGAATACGGTGCTCTCCAGTGGGTCATCGACAAGGGCGGCTTCCGCTACAGCCGCAACTGGGAGAAGACGAGCATCACCCGCATGGCTCGCTACCCAGCCCGCCCGTTTATGGCTGGCTCAAAGCGAGTTGACGCCGCCGTGGCGAAGGCTAACGAGAAGTGGCGAAACATGCTGGCGAGAAACTAGCCACGGCATACCCGGTCTAGATTCCGCCCTGCTGCCCATACCGTGAGCGAACCAGCCGCACCGCTGGCACTCGCACACGAGAGGGCACCAAATGCCAATTGGCTCAGTTGAGATCACGCTCGGCAAAGACGTGACTATTACGGGCGTTGCAAACGCTCGCTCCTGCACCGTCACCAACTCGGCGTCAGACGTTGACGTCACGAAGTTCGGTGACACTTCCCGCAAGTTCAGGAAAGCTCTTATCGAGCAGACGATTGAGCTTGAGTGCGTGGACGCTCCCGGCGTCAGCATCGGCGGGACGTTCACCATCAGCGGCACGCAGACAGGAAACGCGACGTACATCTGCACCAACATTGGTCAGAGCCAGCCGCTCGACGGAATTATCACCTTCACTGTGTCGGGCTCTCGCACGGTCAGCGCCTAACCACTCACACAAGGAAATTCTCACATGGCTATTTCTCTCGGAAAAGACGCAGCGTCCGCTCCTCCGTTCGGCGAAGGCATCATCTCGGCGAGCTTCACCGAGGAATGCGAAACGGTTGACATCTCAAACCGATCCAACGTCGGCGGCTCTGCCGGTGTTCCTGGCCGCAGGGTGAGTCGTGCGGGCTTCGTGACGAAGACCTGGGAAATTGAGTGCCACGATCCTGACGGGCTCATCACCTCGCTGAACGCAGCCGGCACCGCTGGCTCGTTTTCGATCATGAGCGTGTCGGAAAACATCGGCGTTGACGGAGCAGTCACCTACAACGTGACAGCCAAGGAGTTCTAAGTGGCGATCACGCTGGGGAAAGACTGTTCCATCGTTCTCGATGGCGGGTACATCGCCAGCGCTCGCAACGTCACGCTGACAGAGTCGGCTCGCACGATTGACGTCAACCCGTACGGCAGTCGCTACGCGGCGACCTACAACACGGGCTACGACTGCACGGTGAGTGTGGAACTGAACGACGTATCTGGACTCGGGACGGCGTTTCAGAAGATGCACACGGGCGGGACGTTCACTGTGTCAGGCGGTGCCGCTGGGTTTTCTTTTCTCGCCGTGATGACAGGCATCAGCGAGAGCGACCCGGTGGATGGCGTGGCGACTTTCACGCTTGAGGGCAAGATGACCGACCCTAGGCTAGTGAGGGAGTAGGCATGCGTGAGTTCAGGGACGACCAAGGCAGACCGTGGCAGGTGGCGTTGACCGTCGCCTCTGCCCTGCGTGTCCGCGACAACGTCACCGTTGACGTCGTGGACGAGGAGACCGGCGAGCGGAAGGCTGTGCCACTCGACATGGTGGACGCTGCGAACATCTCGCAGACGTTCCAAGTGCTGCGTAGCCAGTACGCCAAGATTGGCGAGATCCTCTACGCACTGCTGACCAAGCAAGTCGAGACTAAGGGACTGTCGCGAGAAGACTTCCTTGACGGTCTGCGTGGCGATTCTCTGGACGCTGCGACGAAAGCGCTAGAGCAGGAACTTGTCGATTTTTTCCCGCAGCGCCTCCGCAAGATGATCGGTCTTCTCGCGTCCAAGATGGACGAAGTGGCAAACGAGATGCTCGGCAGAGCGGAGGCGGGTCTGGAGAAGGCGACGGTGGAGAGCCTCGCAGGAGCGTCTGGGATGCCATCTGGGAAGCCGCAGGAATCCTCGGAGTCTATCCAGGCGAGTGGACCGTCAGACAACTCTTCGCCGCTCGTGACAGCCGCCTAGAGCACGATTGGTGGCACACGGCAAACCTGCTGGCACAGCAGGCAAACATCAACCGGGACAAGAACTCGCCGAAGGCAGACCCTCGCAAGCTGAATCCTTACGCAAAGAAACCGAAGCCGAGACAGGCGACGCCTGATGACCTGAAACGCCTCTTTGGCAAAGACTGGCAGAAACACGTATGAGTGCTGGAGCAGTCAGAGCCGGTGGCGTATTTGTCGAGATCGGTGCCGATCCGAGGAAGTTTTTCTCGGCACTGACCAAGGTCAATAAGTCGCTCGGCAATATGGGCCGCTCGCTCGCCTCGGGTGGCGGGCGGCTCGCGGCTGCTGGCATTGGCATGGCGGCACCGATTGCCGCTGCCGTGCAGCAGGGTGCGGCGTTTGAATCCACGCTGTTGAATATTCGGGCGAGCACGGGCGCAACATCGGCGCAGATCGACCAAATCAAAGCGTCTGCGATGGATATGTCGAAGGCTCTCGGCGTTGGGCCGACTGCCGCAGCGGAGGGGATGCTGGCGCTGCTGAAGGCTGGCATGGAACTTCCAGACGTCCTAGGCGGTGCCGGGAAGTCTGCGCTGGAGTTTGCCAGCGTCGGGCAGGTCGCCGTTGGAGATGCTGCCGAAGTTCTCACTGACATCATGAACGTCTTCGGTGGCACTGCCGCCCAGGCGGCAAACATCATGTCATCTGCGGCGGACTCTTCTAGCGTCACGATTGAGCAGATGGTGCAAGCGTTTTCGCAGGCGTCTGCCGTTGCGAAGCTTGCGGACCAATCTCTGTCAGACACCGCCACCTCAATCGCACTCCTCGGCGCTGCTGGAATCAAGGGATCAGACGCAGGCACATCGCTTAAGTCTATGTTCCTTCGGATGATCAACCCGGCATCTGAGGCGGAAGGTGCGCTCAACTCAATCGGCCTGACTGCGAAGAGCTTCATTGACTTGAACACTGGCAAGATGAAGGCAATGCCAGAGATGTTCGACATGCTCAACAAAGCACTGTCTTCAAAAGCACCGGACGAGGCAAAGCGACTTCTGGCTGAGATATTTGGCTCTGACGCCGTGCGGGCCGCTGCCGTCTTCACAAAAGTCGGAAGCGAAGGCTTCGCAAAGATGTCTGACAAGATGAAGAAAGCTCTTCCTGTCAGCGAAAAGTACAAGGTCATGATGTCTGGCCTTGCTGGCTCGGCTGGCAACGTGCTCGCAGCTTTGCAGCGTATGGCTATCGCCGTCTCTGACGCTGTGGCACCGGCTCTAGCCAGCGTCGTGCCGTTCATCACGGGCTTCATCGACGGGCTGACCAAGCTGGCGACTGACAACAAGGAAGCGGTCGCGGCGTTTGCACAGTTCTCTGTAGCTGCGGTCGCGGTCGGCAGTGCAATGGTCGGGCTTGGCATTTCGCTACAGGTGACTTCGTTCGGGTTCGCTGGGATCGGCAAGGCGGCAGCTTTCGCCTTGTCGCCGCTGACGATGCTGATGGGCACTGTCACTGGCGTGGGCAAGAGCTTCGCGCTGGCGATGCCTGCAACGCTTAAGCTCGCAAACTCAATCGGCTCGTCGATGCTGGGAGCGTCAGCGTCCGTCCTATCGTTCGCTGCAACTGCTGGCAGTGCGATGGCTGGCTTTGCGGCGTCGTCTACCACGGCGTTGGCAGGCTTCGCCGCATCGAGTGCAGCCGGCTTTGTGCGGATGAGCGGTGCCGCCTCGGCTGCTGCTGCGGCAATGTTCCCGGTGTTCTTCACGGGATTCAATCGCGGAATCGCTGCTGGCGCTGGATTCTTTTCTGCAACGATTCGAGGACTCAACGGCGTCGTGATGGCGTCGAGTGCTCTGCGTGGTGCGATGTTTGCCGTGTCTGGTTCCGGCATGGCTCGCTTCGTCGGCGACATCGTCGGCGGGCTGACGCTCACCTACAAGTCTTTCGTGTGGTGGGCAACGGGTGCGTCAGCACGGATGGCACAGTACGCCGCCAATCTCACGGGTGCTGTCGGCAAGACGATTGCGTCAACCGCTGCGATGTCAGCGGCGTGGCTCGGCTCGGCTGCTCGTGGCGTGGCGGCATTCGTCGGCTCTGCCGTCGCTGGCATCGGCACATACCTCGCCGCCACTGCAATGGCTGTGGCTGGCTCTGTGGCGTCTGCTGCTGCGGTAGCGGCTGCGTGGCTCGCACCTCTGGCACCGCTTCTGCTTTTGTCTGCTGCCGCTGTAGGCGTCGGCGTCGCCGTCAAGCAGTTCGGCCCGCAGCTTTCCAGCGCGTTCTCGGGCTTGGCTGGCTATGTCTCTGAGGCTGGCAGTGCGATTGCTGGCGGCTTTTCTACGGCTATCTCTGACGGAATTGTCGTCCTGGGAGATCTCGCCACGACTGCCACGACCACCTTCAACGGAGTCTACGAAGCCGTCGCCGCAGGTGACTTGTCCGGTGCGATGGACGTGCTCTGGGCCGGGCTTGTCGCTGGCTGGCTGCGTGGCACCGAAGCGTTGATGTCCTACGTTGATCCGTGGGTGGCTGCGTTTCAGGACGTATTCACTGACATCGGCTCGGGCATCTACATCGCGTGGGACAAGATTTATACAGACTCCGCTGCCCTGCTGAACACGATGGGTGCCTTCATTATGGGCTTCTTTGACAACATCGCTAACGGCGTGATGGCGACGTTTGACAACCTCGTGGCTGGCATACAGATCGCATGGACGAGGGTGAAGGGATTCATCACGGGTGCGAAGGACACGAAAGAGCGAGTGCAGAAGATTAGGGACGAGAACGCCGCGAGAGCAGAGCAGCGACGGCAGGAGCGTCCAGGCATTGAGGGCCGCACGGGCAAGGCGTCAGCAGAGAACGCACAGGCAGAGCAGGAACGCAAGGACAGAGAGCAAGCCATCCGAGACGACGCCCAGGCAACGAAGGACGGCAGGCAGGTTGCGAACCAGCAGCGGGCGGATGACCGTCGCGCTGCGACGCAGGCGGCAGAGGGCAAGTTGTCCGACGCCACGACCGGCGCAAGTGAACGCAGGAAAGACGCTGCTAGCGCTGCTGAACTACTGAGCGCCCTCGGCTCTGCATCGTCGCTTGATGAAATCTCAAACATCGGCGCGAGCATGGACGCACTGATTGAGCGTGGCAACGTGGGCAGTGAGATGGAGTCGAAACTACTCGACGCCTACTACGCTGCTTTCTCTCGCGTCAACGTCGCCAGTGCGGCATCGTCATCTTCCGAGAAGGCAGCGACGGCGGGCGCTGGTGCCGCTGGCGCTGACTCTGCGACAAGCAAGAGCGAAGTGGCTGGCACGTTCTCGTCAACCAATCTCGGGCAGATATTTGGCGGCTCGTCGCTCGCTGAACGCACGGCGAAGGCGGCGGAAGAAACGGCTAAGAACACCCGCAAGATTGACGACGGCGGAAAGGTGGCGGCGTAATGGCACTTACTTGGGTAGAAGACGGCGACTCACGTCAGGCGACGATTGTGCGGCGTGGCAAGAAGGCGACGTCGTCATACACGAAGAGCTACAAGGTTTTCGGCACCGCAGACGACACTGTGCTGCACGCTGACATCAACCAGCAGATCAGTAGCGGCGGCTACGGCTGGCAGTATCCCGGCGTCGACGATGCTCAACTGTGGGTGGAGCAATACAGCGTCGCGTACCTCGGCGACAATGCGTGGCAAGTCACGATCAACTACGAGAAGGCTGGTGCAGAGCCTTCAACGTCAGACCCGCTGAAACGTGCTCGGTCGTTTGACACGACGGGCGGAACGCAGCACATCACGCAAGCGTGCTCTGTCGGCTCTGGCGGCACGCTCGACTTCGAGAAGCGATACCCGTCGTCTGCCACAAATATGTCAGGTGCTATCGGCGTCGATTCAAACGGCGTCAACGGCGTTGACATTGTCGTGCCGCAGCTTCAGTGGCAGGAAAGCTATGACGTGCCAAATGCGTACGTGACGGCTGCGTATGTGCGTGGACTGGCTGGGATTACTGGCACGACGAACAACGCCACGTTTCGTGGGTTTGACGCTGGCGAGGTTCTTTTCCTCGGTTGCAGCGGCTCGCAGGAATGGGACGACCAGAAGGGGAAAGGCCCGTGGTCGCTGTCGTATCGCTTCGTGGCGTCAAAGAACGTGACAGGGCAGACCATCGGCAGCATCAGCGGCGTTGAGAAAAAAGGGCACGAGTACCTGTGGGTGCGGTATGAGGACTCTGTGTCTGGTTCTTCGCTAATCAAGCAACCGAAAGCCGTCTACGTTTCCAAGGTCTACAAAGACTCAGACTTCTCTCTGCTTGGCATAGGCACGGGGTACGTCTAATGCCACGTCCAGACGGACGCATCGAGCCCGGCCAGCCGCTACGCGGTGCCATATCGGCACGGGCGTGGAATCGGGCGCAGGACGCTGCCGACTTGGTGCTCGGTGCCAATCCCGGCACAGAAGGCGTCCCTGGCTCGCCTGTGCTGAAGCCGTACACATGGGCGTACTGCCGTCCGTCTGTGACCGTCGCACGCTGGGGCGTGCTGGCGATCACTGGCGTGGCAATCACGCCTACGTCGTCGTCTGGCGGTGCTACAGCGTCATTCGAGGAAATGCCCGTACTGACGGGTGGCACGCCGTCTGTGACGACGACGGCCTGGTGCGTGGCAGTGGAGCCGATTGCGGCGAACGCTGTTGGGCGGGTGGCGGTAGGTGGCGTCGTGCAGCTTAAGGCGGCGGATCTCGGCAAGGCGTCTGGCGCTCATGTGCTGTGGAAGGATTCAACTTGGGCGCTGATCCGGATGCAGGCCGGCGTCATTCGTGGCACGTTCTCAGGGACGTGGACGAAAGGCAGCACGACAACCGTCACGGATGCAGTGGTGTCTGGCACGACATACACGGCGAAGAACTACATCGCCACGCTGTCGGGTTCCGCTTGCCTCATCGCGTATGTTGCCGATGAGTGGGTGCTAGTCGGCTGGGATTGGCACAGCATGACAGGCTACTCGGCGTCCACTCAGCAAGTGCTCACGCACGCCGCTAACGGTGGCCTAGCGTGGATCGACACCACGGCCTGCACATGACACTCGCCACCAAAAACGGCTCGATCATCGTCAAGGACGGCAAGATCGCAGAGAACTGCGGGTGCTGCGGGGATGGGTGGTATTGCTGCGCCGAGAAAGCGTGCGTGCTCAATGGCGCTACCTCTGCCACGATCACTATTCAAGCACAAGACTACTTGCGGTGGAGCAATTACAAGATCAGCGTTTCGGATACGAGATACGAGTCGTGTTCTTTTCTTGGGTCCGAGATAGCCGGCACCTACTCGCTGACAGCCAACACCAGTTCTCCAAAATCGTGGGGCAAGAACTTCAGCTATCTGTCTTTGCCAAATGGCGGGTTATGGCCTGGCCCGTCCGTTTACTTCGGGACTAGATACGACATTGCCAGTTCATCCGAACAAATGATGCTCACAATGCAATTAGTGCTTGGCGGGAGAGAGCTGCAGCACGAGGAATACCGCGATTTGCGGAACTATCAACAGACGCCGGGCGGATACATGGGCTTTCTCAATTACTACCACGAAGTGCCAATTTACTGCCCCGCATACAGCGGCAGTGCGCAGATGTCATTCAACCCAGTTTATCCACCAGGGTCTGCGTGGGCCAGCACGCTAACGCCTCCGGTAATAGTTTTAGAGCAAGGCAGCAGCAATGTAACGATCTCTGTGGAGTGGTCGTGATGCCGTGCTACAAAGCGTCTTCACTCACTGACGGGTCCGGCGTTCCGCTGATTGCGGGAGCGCCTGGCGGCGTGACGATTGCAGGTAGGCAGTCCTACACCACCGAAGCCGACTGCCTGCAAGCCTGCAAAGAGGGCGCGTGCTGCGAGGGCACGACTTGCACGGTCAAGCCGCAATGCCAGTGCCAAGGGGCGGGTAAGGTGTTCAAGGGCGTGGGGACGGTATGTGCGGATGGGGCGTGCGAATGCAAGTGCGGATGCCTATCTGCGGGCGGTGTTAGCCCAGACCATATTTACGCCACACTCAGCGGAGGGACCGCATGGGACGGAACATATGTTCTCGACCGACTTTCAAGCGGAATTGCAGCGACAGAGTCGAGTTGCTTTCAGAGCGTCGGGCTGAATTACGCAGCGTTTGGCTCTCAAGCGTTTTGGGGCACAACCGTTGGGTCTCGCTGCTGCTGCACTTATGCGATGACGTTTCCCAAAACCACTGAGTGCAGTGTGTTGGCTCCAGTGTACGACGACATTCCTTGGTTTGCTGATAACTCGGTTGGCGGCTTTATTTTCATATCGCCATTGGGATCGTGGATTACTTTGCCTTATCGCCCAAGGACCGAAAACGGTAGGACGTGCTGCTTTTCAATTATGGGCTCAACGCTGAACGGTAGTGGGCTCCCAGGGCTTTCATTCAGTGGTGGCTATTGTTCTGTGAACTGGTCGGTGTTTGTGGGTGGCAATGATGCTTACGGACGTGTGAACGCAGAGTCGCTTACGGGTGGGCTTTGCCCGTCTTACGGAACGCTGCCTTCCGTGAGGTTTCATGTTTAACTACTGCGACCTTCATAACGATGCGATGACCTGCCCTCGGTGCGGGTTTCAGAGCCAATATCCAAATGCGATCAGGCGGTGCCGCAGCCAGCCAGAGGCTCCGGTGAATGCAACGCCCGCACTACAATCCCCACCCGACCACGGCCCCGGCACTGAGCTATCCCGCCTCTTGAAACGCTTCGGCATCAACCCAACGCCAACGTGCCAGTGCCGAGCCAAGGCAGCGCAGATGGACGCATGGGGGCCAGACGAGTGCAGCAAGCCGGAACGCATCGAAGAGGTGGTTGCCGTCATGCGGGCCGAGGCCACGGCTCGCGGCCTGCCGTTCCTCGACCTTGCGGGCAGGATGCTCGTGCGGCGGGCTATCAGCAACGCTAGGCGGAACGCTTGACAGTGCTGCCACCCTAGTGGCATGGGACGCACCAAGCCACAGCCGAAGACCGAGGCGGTGATCCTGCCGCCCGAGTTGGACGACGACGAGGAGCACGCTGGTGGCGGCATCCCAGACGATGACGGGTGGATTCATCTCAAAGGGAAGGAGCCCGAGCGTGAAGACGAAACGCCCAAGCGTCGCCGCACTAGCCGACGCCGTGCGTGATCGCGTGCGTGGCATCAAGCCCGGCCCTAAGCCGTGGCTCGACCGTCTGCCGCCTGACGTGCAGGAGCAGCTGCTGGACGTGCGTCGCCGGTTTCAGTCTGGCGATTACGGGGCTGCATCTGCACGCGAGATCGGTCAACTGGTAGCCGAGACTGCCGCAGAGCGGAAGTGGCTCGTCGCTGGATGGAAGGAGATTTCCCTATGGCTGCGAAGATAGGCGACGCAATCAAAGCCAAGGTGCCGCCGACCAAGCGGGCCGACGCCGAAGAGGTGACGCAGTCGCAATCCGGCGACGTGCTAGAGGCACGCTCCACCAGCAAGCGAATCAAGACGGTTGAGGACTTGCTGCGTCACATTGAGGCGGACATGAGCCGCTTCGAGATTGCTGCCAGTGAGGCAACCAAGTGGGAGTGTGGTGACGGAGAAGGCGGCAGCATCGAACTGCACCGGGTGTTTGTGAGGCTCAAGCCGAAAGGCGGGCCGACAACACGCGAGGTGGTGCAGGCGATGATTGACGCCGCAAAGAAGGATGTGCGGCGGCCATTAGCCAAAGCCCACAAGCGGCAACGTGATGGCTTGTGGAGCGTGGTCGTAATGAGCGACCTGCACATGGGCAGCCGGTCGTGGCGGCACACGACAGGGGCAGACTACGACCTTAACATCGCCAGTGCAGTCGTTGCCAAGGCCAGTGCAAACCTGATCGACCGTGGTAACGCCCTGCACGTCGTCAGGCGTTCAATCGTGCTGGCCGGCGACACGATGCACTTCGACACGGTATCGGGCACGACTACCTCGGGCACGTACCTTGACCGAGACTCTCGGCTACAGAAAGCGATTGACACGGCCGCGTCAGCAATCTTTCGAGCGGTTGAACACTCAGCGGAGACCGTGGCAACAGACGTGCTGATTGTTCCCGGCAATCACGATTCTGCTCTCAGCTTTGCGCTCCAGAAAATCCTTATCGAGCGATACCGCAACGACCGCCGCGTGACCGTGAACGGCGAGTTCACCAGCCGGAAGTATCTGACGCATGGCGGCAACCTCATCGGCATCACGCACGGCGACAAGGCAAAGAAGAAACTCGCTGGAATTATGGCTCTTGAGGCGTCGTCCTTGTGGTCTAAGTGCAGGCACCGGGAATGGCACGTTGGGCACCTGCACCACCAGGCGGCAGAGATCAGCACGATTGACGGAGTCATCGTCAGAACCCATCCCACTATCGTCCCGCCGGATGCTTGGCATGTGGAGTCTGGCTTTATTGGGTCAGAGCGAGCGATGCAGGGATTTATCTATTCCCAAGAGGGCGGGCTGGCAGAGCTTCACATGGCGTATGCAAGGACGTGCGATGGTGCCGAGGGCAAGGCTTGACGCATGGACTACGAATTGACTGACGAGTACATCGCCGAAGCCCGCCAGCGAGCGTACAGATTCCAGGGACAGTGGTGCGGCACATCGGGTGCTCTGGCTGCGGACACCGCTCGGCTCCTAATCGAAAGGAAAAAGATGCAAGGAATCATCACCAGTCTCGAAGACACAAACGCACAACTGCGAGCAGCTGTGGAGACTCGCCTGTCTGGAGGATGCTGCGACGGTGGCAAGTGCCATGCACCGGCAGACGAGGCACCAGATCGGTGGAAGGAAATCACGCAGGCGAGTGCCGAGAAGTACGCCGCAGAGCGAGAGGAACCGGTGCCGGCTGATTGGATTCTGCAAGGGCAGCGAGAGATGGAAGCCGTGCAGGATGACATCCGGTGGACGGGTGACAGCATCCTCGCCAATCAGAGCGACGACATCCGACCCGGCTCGCGGGAGTTCCTCGCCATCCTTGAGGAACTGAAAACCCTGCATCTCGCCAAGACTCTTGACTACGGCGTTGACGAGGACGCGCTGAGCAACATCCGGCAGAGTGCCGACGTGGTGAATATGCCAGCCTGGGCGGGCTGCATCCTACGGATTTCCGACAAGATGCACCGACTCAAGGCGTACTTCCGCCGTGGGAAGTGCGAGTTCGACGGCATTGAAGACACTCTCAAGGATATTGCGTGCTATTCCGCCATTGCCCTGGTGCTCTACCGAGAGGGGCAGGCAGAGCCGGTCTAGTCTGCGTCCCGTCCCGCCTAGTCTGGCGGCATGGTTGCTGACGCTCCACTCGCTGCCGCTGCGCCGTTCAATGACATCGCGTCAAAGGTGTCTGCGTTTCTCGTCACGGCTCGCGTGTCTGCGAAGGACGGATTGACGTGGGGCGAGTTCGGGCTGCTCGTCGCTGCACTCGTGCGGCTGACTGTCGAGACGCTCGACTCAACCAAGACGCTGACGGGCGAAGAGAAGCGAGCCATCGTGCTTGAGGCTGTCGGCGTGCTGTTCGACTCGGTCGCCGTGCTGTGCGTGCCGTATGCGACGTACCCGTTTTGGTACATCGTTCGCCCAGCCGCTCGCTCGTTGGTCGTCGCTATCGCCGCTGGAACCATTGAGACTCTCCTACCGCTACTGAGGAAAAAGTGATCACAGCGTTACTCATCGCGTTCGCGGTCTACGTGCTCGCTGGCAAGCAGATAACCGAGAAGGTGCAGGCGTTCATCGCCACAGCACACATGCCAACCATCGACGGCAAGCACGTCGCCGCCGTGGCCTTGCTCGTGGCTGCGGCGATTGCGTTTGCACCGCATCGACAAGCACCCTCCCCCACACCTGCACCAGTGCCACCGGATGCGTTCTCGCTTCGCGGCAAGTTTGTCGGCCCGACTGCCGCAGAAGATTCTTCGATCATGGCAGAACTCTGCGGCTCTCTCGCAGATTGCATCGAGTACGACGGAAAGAACGACCAGAGACTCAAGACAGGCGTCGCGTTCGATGACTTGCGGATTGCTGCCCGCGAGATGCGTTGCAAGGGCGAGAGCATCGGTGCTCGCCAGCCGCAAGTGCGTGATGCCGTCCACAAGTTTTTGGATGACGCCGTCGGCTCGTCTGGCGGTCCTGTGACGCCCGAGAGCCGTGCGGCGTGGGTGTCTGCACTCCGTGACCTGTCGAGGGCTGCTGCCGATGTCACGCGCTGATCGCTGGTCACTGTCTGCCGTATCGTTCGTCGTCGTCATGGCGATTCTCGGCGTGCTGGTCGAGCGTGCCACTCGCCGCACGGCTGACGCCATTGATGCACGGTTCGGCTACACGCCAGATCCTGTCGGTACGCGACAGTTTCTCGCTGAACTGGACCAGCCGCTTTTCTCTGACGCTGGCAAAGACGTCATGCAGAAGGCGCAGCAGAAGGACACGTTTCTTTATCGCCACGCCGACCGAGCACACCGTGAGGTCTACGGCAAGCCATTCGGCCCGTGGAAGCAGGGGATAGGTGACTGCGTAAGCTTTGGTTGGTCGATGGGAAGTTACGTCGGGCAGTGTGTGGATTGGGCAGAAGGCGAATTGC